TATACACCAATCTTGATAACTTGATTTAGCACCCTTACGTATTTTAGTTTTACTATTTGTAAATATAAATCGTATATCAAGATAGGGATGTTGCTTTTTAATTTCAATATGTTTTCTTCTATCAGATGCGACAAATCTTCCTTTTGTTTCTATTATAATTCCATTATTAAGTAAAAAATCAGGGGTATAGGTGCGATAAGCAAGGTCTTCCCATTCTATTTTAATCTTCTCATAAAGAAACTTTACTTTATGTTCTTTTAAATATGTGGCTACAGTATCTTCTAAACCACTCCTATACCCATTTTTACGTGCTACCTGAGTAGCACTATACGAAGCCATTAAAAATAGTATCGCATTCTATAAGATGAACCATCTTCGTAGTTCCATCTTTCACTCACACCAAGATTTTTCATTTCTTCACGTACTAACTTATCAGCTTCACGTCTTTGTTCCATCGCCTGACGCAATCCTAATGTTCTACGCTCTCTGTATTCTTTTTTAAGATTAAGAAGTTCTTGTTCTTTTTCCTTAATCATTTCTTCCATTTCATTTAATGTTACTTCAGTCATTTTTTTCTCCCCATATTTTTTTTGCTTCTCTTTTTAATCTGTCACTCCAAGTCCAAGAATCAAAGTTTGGATATACAAGTGAAGCTAACTCATGTCTATCATCACTAATAGACAAAAATTTCTGTATACTAAATGCTACTTGTTTAAGTTGATTTTTATACACAGATAAATTTTTAAGTGTAAATTTTTTATGCTCTTTTGGTGTAGCAAAAAATAAATCAACACTATTATTTGGATATGCCATAGAATATAATGCCATTTGTCTTTTTTGTGCTTCAGTAGGTTTATATGGCATACGTGTTGATGTTTTTAAATCAACGATTTTATTTTTAAATCTAAAATCAATATACCCCATAACAGGTATTGGCATATCATCAAATTGTACTTCAACTTTTTCTTGATACTGTTCTAAATTTTTATATTTAAAATTTGTATCAATAACTTTTCCAAAGTCTTTTAACAACTTTCTTTCTTTATCTAATTTACCGTCTACTGAATTAATCATTTGCTCAGAACACATACTAAGAAACTCCATCTCTAATAAATTAAAGTCAAACTTTCCTGTCTTGTATTTATTTGCTAGTACAGATTCTTGAACAATACCTCGGACTGCTCCTGCACCACTACCTGATTTAATACCAAATAGATACCTAGCTACCCACATAGGTGTATCACTTATGTAGGTATTTATACTGCTAGGTGACAAATAATTAATATTATGTGCCCTGAACGGATTGTTAGCTTTCATTACTATCTAACTCAACGTCAACAAAATCATCAACAACATTTAGGTCTTCATCAGATAAATCACCATTTTTATTTTTTGCCTTCTCTGTCCAAATATTAAAAATGTAAGTGTTATAATTTTTTATCCATTGAACAAAATCCTCAAACACTTTTTGTTCTTCTTCACCAATATCAATGGTGTCAGGCAAAACCTCATATGTTGGAAGATAAAAAGAATTACCATTAGGTAATGATTTTTCTTCTGTACCCAATGAGATACCATGTTGAATTAGAATGTGTTTCCACGACCCAATCTTAGAAATAGGTTCACCCATGATTTTAAAAGCATCACGATTATCTATTTCCCAAATAAAAGGAATAGCTGTATCAAAAACAATTTCATCACCATTCTCATCAACAGCATCATGGAACATTACTGTACCAAACAAAGCACGTACTCTTTTTATTCCTTTTATTATTTGTTTAGTGGCATCAGGTAAAGCATTATAATCTTTAATATATCCTGTTGGTTTGCCACAATTAAACCCACCTGTATTGTCTTTTAAATCCATGTTAAGATTATCAGACATAACAGTTTTAACATAAAACCCTTTATCATTATCAGGTTTAACAAACTTTTTATACATAAACCTTTGTAGATAGGGTCGGATTGTTATTTTACTAGCATAATAAACTTTTTCTTTTTCAAGGTCATCAAGTTTATAAACACCACCATTAACAACTGCTGCTTGAGTTTTTTTGCCTTTAACAACAATTTCTCCCATGATTGGTGAGTGTTGTATCTTTAATCTACTTAACGTAGATGCCTGTTTCTTTTGAGTAATATCTGAATCCATGCCCATTAATTGTGACATAGCTTCAAAGTTATTCGTATCTAATGTAGTAATTTCATTATTCATTCTTTTCTCCTTTCAAAAGTTTTTTTGTTATATCATATTATGTCTTTAGTGTCAAGCCAATTATTACCTATTTTTAAATCTAGTAATAAAGGTACATTAAAGTCTATGTTAAATTGATTGTCAACTATCTTTTTTAAAGATGCATTAACTTCTTTTATTTTTCTTACAACATCCTGTATTTCATCAGGATGAATATCAATTACAATACTATCATGCACAGTATTTACAATGCAAGATTGCAAGTCTTTTATTTTACTTTCTATCTCCATTAAAACCAGAGGTACAATATCGGCTGTCGCAAAAGATTGCACAGGGAAGTTTTTTATTTGAGTAAAATATGTTACTGACCCATTAACTCGTCTTTCTACATTAGGGAAAGCAAACTGTCTGCCTGAAGGTGTTGTAATCTTGCCTGTGTTTAGAGCTTCTTTAGCCAATCTGGAGTGCCATAATGCGATTCCTCTGTACTTTTCGGCAAATTGTTTGTAATATTTGGCTTCGGCTTGGCTTCTTCCAAACCCTGTTGCTCCGTAGAGAGGAGCAAATGTATGAGACTTCCCCTCTTGACGAGTCGTTGGTTGACCAGCATCTGTAATAACTTTTGCTGTATACGAGTGAACATCAAAACCATCTTCTATCTCCTTTTTCGCTACCTCGTCTTGTGATAAATAGGCAGCAGTTCTAAATTCTAATTGAGCAAAATCAGCTTCAAGGATTTTACCACCTTCCCAACGTGACTTAAACACCTTCTTAACAGGAAAGGTATTACCTCTCGGCATGTTTTGCATGTTAGGGTCACGACCACTAAACCTTCCTGTTGCAGTCATGTGTTGTGTTAAACGTGCATGAAGTTTACCATCAGGTTTAATGTGACTTTCTATACCATCAACAAAAGATGATAAGTAAGTATCTAATGCAGACAATCTAATAACTTTACCTAAAAACATTTCAGCTTGTTTTAAACCTTTATGCTTTGCCACTTTTAAAAGAAAGTCTAAGTTTGTTTTACTTGTACTCCAACCATGTGCTGACACCCACTTTGGGCTTGGTGTTGAAAACTTTAATCCTGCAATTTCATTTCTTGATATAAACAAATAGCCATAACCCTCACACGTAGCACATCTTGTTGGTTTTGCATAAGGCTTACCATCTTTCTTTGTTTTTGTAATCTGCCCTTTTCCATGACAAACATTACATTTTCTTGCTTCCGTTTTATAAACAAGTTTAGAATGTTCCTTAACCTTTTTATTATAATCACTTTGTTTCATGTAGGGTGAAAATAAAACAGACCATTCGGCTTTATTTATTGGAGTTCGACTATATATAACAGAAGATAACTGTTCAGGACTGTTTAAATTAATTGGTGTGTGACCCATTAAATTAACAACCTCTTTTTTTAAATACTCTTCTATATCTCTTTTTTCATTACTAAATTGTTCCCTTACCTTATGTAACTCATCAACATCCACAGTAAAACCATTCCTATATATGTTAGCCAAAGTGAGGGCAACACGATTAGTAAGAATAACTGAATCCATAAGTTTACTGTATTCTTTGGTATTAAGTTTTTTATAAAGTGCATCGCTTAACTCCTGTGTTGCGTGTAAATCAGCCTGTAGATACTCAGACAATTCATGTTTAGGTATCTCATCAACTCCTACACCTTGTTTAAAATATTCTTTTAATGTGTCTTGTTTTTTTGTTGTAAGATTATATCGTTCAGCACACATCTCTAATGATAAAGGTTTCTTCTGACCTTCTTGTAAAATATATTCAGCTAACATTGTGTCAAATACTGCACCATCATACTTAAACCCACACTCCCACAACCACAATAAATCGTGTACTATATTGTGACCTATAAGAACAGTAGCATTATCTAACAGGTCTTGTATCTTTTGTTTTGTTCCAACACAGGCTGTACCAAAAACATATTCATCAAACCTGTACAGATACTCTTCACCCTTGTCTGTTAGACAGCCAACCATAACCAATTTATTGTTAGGTTCAAATGGGTCAAAGTGAGTTTTATTATCAACCTTCGTAACAGTATTTTCTACGTCAAGAGTTAATTTCACTAGTATTCTCCTGTCGTAATTTTACTACGCTTTATTTTAATTACATTGTCTAACAAATCTTGCATTAACTTAATGCACTTACCATCTTTTTTAAATTGGTGTTTTACAATCATATCTCCTACAATAAGGTTTAAAGTACGTAATTGGTCAAAGTTAAAAGTTTTAAGTTTTTTTAATTGTTTATCATAGTTAATTTTCATATTTATTCTCCTTTAATATATAAGTGTTTACAAAATGATCTACATCTTCCTTGTGTAAATACCATTTATTTTTATTTTTGATTCTCCATTTATTATTAATTAAACT